AACCATAACGGTTTATCCTAAGGCAAGGATTCTTTTAGTCCTCAGCAGCCAACTTAGCAAAGTATGACAACGTATCATCCTCATCCGTAGATGCGGTGATTCTTGGTTCAGGTGCAGACGCAATAACTTGCGGTTCTTGTTCCTTTGAACTAACCACTTCCGCAGTTTGTGTCAAAGAATCATTCTTCACCGTAGAACCTTGACCAGTCGATTGACCAAGAACAACTTCAAGACGTTGCTTGAGTTCATCATAAGACTTGTATGAAGACTGTGCAACAAACTCAGACACATCATGTAACTGATTATAAGTTGCTTCTAGTTTAGTCTCATCCGCTTCCAATAGTGGAGCAGCTGATTTAAACTCAGACTTATCATAGTTTCTGTAACCAGCAACGTTACGAATCTTCAACTGAAAGTCAGCACCAGACCAGAAATCAAACGGGTTGATTGGTTCTTCGCCTGGGAACTCAGGTTGCATCTTATCCATAACCTTATCAAAGATTTTCTTACCGAAGTCGTAAAGGAATACTTTACCTTCGTTTGCAGGATTAGATGGGTCACTCAAGACCATGATGTTTGCAACATAGTGAAGTCTACGCTTCTGTTTACGTGCAGTCTCTTTGTCTTCCTCAATGCCAGAATTCCAGAGACGTGAGTTATATTCACTCACTGGGTCATTGTTACCTAGAGTAGTCAGAGACTTCTCAACATACCATTGACCAGTAGGGCCTTTAAAGAAATGGTCAAAGTAACGTACCCAAGGTAGTTCTTGACCTTCTGCGGCAGGAAGGAAACGAACAACTGCGTAACCGTTACCACTGTCATCTACAGTAGGTTTCCAGAAACGAGTATCTTCGTATTTGTTATTGGTTTGCTTACCACCAGACATTTCTGAGGCGGCATTAGCGAGTTTGGACACATCAGTCCGATTATTTTTTAGATTTGCAAAAGACATTGTATTCTCCGTATATTTGCGTATTAGTAGTATTTTGAGTATTCATTGTATCATAATCAAAAGGTTTTGTCAACTCTTTTATTTATCAATAGGGAGAGCTTCACCCTTGGTGAGAAAGTTAAGTTTCATTGCTTCCAACTCAATTTTCTCTTTTATCGAGACTGTGATATATTTCTTCACATCCTCAATTTCTAGATTGTTTTCATCACAGAGATAAACAACCGTATCCATGTAAGACATAGATTTTGTTCTAACCGTATCTTCAACCATACGGGTAAATTTCTTTTTGTTCATGAAGTTGGACTCTTCTTCCGAAGAATCTACCCCACCCATAATCATATCAACTTTCGCCATCATCGACCTCTTCGTTTGTACGAATATTTACCTTGAAGGAACTTACATATTCTTCATCTTTTGCAAACTCTTCTTCAAGTTCAGGAGTCCAGACTTGTGCGATATCAGGATACCATGTATTGTATTGACGTTTTGGTGTTCCGTCATCATGGTATGCCATTGCAACACACACTTTTTGAATTCTAGATTCCCTTTTCTCACCATAGCGAAAGTCCATCCATATACCATTAGCCAAATACTTTTTCATATTTGAGACATATGTTTCTAGGTCTTGGTATTCTGCTCGCTCCTTAGAAACCTTAGAGGTCTTGTACGACCTCATTGCTTTCAGTTCATCTTGGTTGGATTTCAACCATTGTTTAACTTTCTTCCAATGCAGGAAATGGTCTTCGGGTAAATCTCTAATGTCCTTGTGGACAGACTTACTACCGTCTGCACCCCTAGCTTCACGTGCTTTAGCAAGACGTTCGACTGCCGCTGCCTTCTGTTCAGGAGACATAGGTTTACGTGTACGTTTCACTTTCTTACGTTCGAAACCAAGAGCATCTAGACTCGCCTGTTTCTTGGCTTCTCTAGTTGCTTTTGCTTTCTCTTGTGGTGTTAGTTTCTTGACCATATATTATATAGTATAACTTATACTGCACTAAAAGTCAAGAGCGAATCTACACGGAATGAACGCCAGTCATTAATATCCAAATCAAATACACGCACTGCAAGTTGATTCTTTTCAGTGTTTGCGTTTGCATCGGTCTTAGGCATTTTGTCCGTTGGAATCATATCAGATACCAAGGTTGCTCTCATTTCACGAACTCCACCGTCCTTTACTTTTGTAAAAGACAAGTTCACGACACCTTCACGTAAGGTGTTAACGATTTCTTCATAAGTCATTTCATTCTCCATTATTAAGGGTCTCTTTATTTTCCAATATATGAGGGGCAATTTCCGCAAGGTCTTCTAGATACATATCCCAAGGGTAGTGTCGAAGGCAACTTGATGCCATCTTACGTATCTCAGTCATGTTATCTCTTTTGTATATACCTCTAGGGTTCTGCAATTCTTTTAGAAAGGTTGCAGTTCTCTTGAGGGCAATATACCGTTCATCAGGCATAGTCATTAAGCGACTCCTTCAGAAAACCATTGAGGTGTCTCAACGTTCTTCCACTTTGCGAATTCTACCTTCTCATTTATATAGTAGAAACGGTATGCTTCTACTGGGTCTTCACGTTTGCAATACTCAGGCATTGCTTGTGCGAATCTTGTTAGTCTTACGACTTGTTTAATGTTGCGTGGCGCAAACCACAGATAACCACCTAACT